ATCTTTGGCTGAAAATGTCGAATTTGATACAGAAGAAGAGTTCGCAACCAAGGTTAAAGTTTTGAAGGAATCGTTTTTCCGCAAAAGCTCCAAGGCTGTAGAACAAACTCAAGAAGAGTTGTCAGAGACAAAAACAACAGAAACATATAGCGACGTCTCCGCTGTATTAGCCGTCCTACGTAGTAAAGACGGTCTAAAATTAATCCGCAGTTCAAACTAAAATAAAAAAGGAAAAAAAATGTCTACATTTTTACAAGAAGCCCTAGAAAAATGGGCACCCGTTCTTGATGATGAAGCAACTGTTGCTGAGTTCGGTGCTCTGACAGGCGACCGTCGTAAAACAACTGCCATCGTGATGGAAAATACTGTGCGTGAGCAAGGTAAAACTGCTGCTGCATTGCAAGAAGCTCTGCCTTCTTCAAGCACTGGCGCTGGTTTTGCTAACTACGATCCTGTTATCGTCGGTCTGCTTCGTCGTGCAATACCTAAACTGATTGCGTATGATTTCTGCGGTGTTCAGCCAATGACCATGCCTACAGGTTTGGTATTCGCTGCTCGTAGCCGTTACACTAGTGCAACCGGTGCAGAAGCAATGTTCAACGAAGCAGCACATCAGTTCTCAACTGGTGGTAGTAGCACGGTTGGTTCTACTAACCCAGTAGATGCAACAAACGGTATTAACACAGCCTGGGATGCGACTCCTGAAGCTGTCACATCTGGTGTAGCGACTGCAGCTGGTGAAGATTTCGGTGGAGCTACAACGCTTAACCAAATGACGTTCACTATCGAAAAGCACACAGTTACTGCTGTCGAGCGTGGCCTACAAGCTGGTTACACAGTGGAACTGGCGCAAGACCTGAAAGCTGTACATGGTCTTGATGCTGAGTCGGAGCTAAGCAATCTGCTGTCGAATCAAATCATCGCTGAAATGAACCGTGAAGTTGTTCGTACTATGTACAAAGTAGCTTCAACTGGTTGCCAAGTTAACACTGCAACTGCTGGTACTTTTGACCTTGACGTTGATGCTAACGGTCGTTGGTCTGTTGAACGTTTCAAGGGTTTGATGTTCCAAATCGAACGTGAAGCTAACCGTATTGCTCAAACTACTCGTCTGGGTCGCGGTAACGTTCTTATGTGTTCATCTGACGTAGCTTCGGCTCTGTCAATGACAGGTAAACTGGACACATCAAGCATCGACAAGAGCGAGTCTCTGACAGTTGATGATACCGGTGCTACCTTCGTTGGTGTTCTGAACGGTAAGTACAAAGTGTTCATCGACCCATACATGGCAAACGGTGATGCTAACCAGTACGTTGTTGTTGGTTACAAAGGTAAGGATCTTGGTCAAGCAGGTATGTTCTACTGCCCATACGTTCCTCTTACCAAGTACACTGCAATTGATCCTGCGACCTTTCAACCAAAAATTGCATTCAAGACTCGTTATGCATTCGCTGGTAACCCATTGAATGGATCGGGTTCTGCGTCGAGCGCCTTGACTCTTGCAGCTAAGAGCAACGTATTCTTCCGCATTTTCCGCGTAACAAATATTGCCTAAGGTGGTATTGTCTCACAAATAGAAAGGCCCTCTTCGGAGGGCTTTTTTACTTCATAAATATTGAATATACAATACCTGAGGTGTATCATGGTAATAAAAGTAAACAATTTAACCGTTCCGGTTGCCATCGGTTCAGCATCGATGAAGAATGATGAATTCTTGACGTTCGATGCTTTAACAGCAAACAAATACTCGCTTATCATTCCTTCATTGCCAAATGTGCAATTCTTCTTGCAGACATTTGAAATGCCAGAGATCAGAGTTAATGAAGTTAGCATACCCTCACGATTCGTTGATTACAACGAAATTGGCGAGAAATTAATTTTTGAGCCTTTTACAGCTACATTCTTGATTGACAAATTCGTAAGAAATTGGACAAACGTATACAATTGGATGAAGGCAATGACTGTCAGCGGTTCTAACGTCGGTAAATCAGACAACATCATTCTTGGTATTGGTGGGGTTGAATTTATTCGTTTTAATGATGCATGGCCTACATCATTATCAGGTATTGAAATGTCGTCAACGTTAGCTGATGTAAAATATGTTGCTGCAAGCGTGACATTTAATTATGATTATCTTGATGTGATTAATCAGTTTAGCACAGAAGATTCGGTATATAAATAACACTTCGTGTTGACTAGTCAAGTTCTGTATTCTTTTATTCAGGCATTTGCTGTGTATATCATCCCAGTTAGTTGGAAGGTTTAATTAAGCAGTTGATGATTATATAAATTCAGTATAACCATTGTTTCATACCCTGTCAACCTTGTCAAGTCACCTCTCAACTCATTGAGTCAACTATCATTGACAACTCATGCAATATGATATATCATCAATGAATATGTTAAATTATAGGATAGCTGTATGAACGTCACGATTGAAGAGGTTCTGAGTGCATGGAAGGCTGACGCACAAATCGACGAATCCGTTGTAATGAAACAGCTCCTGTACATTCCTATGCTCCACTCAAAGTACCTTGGATACTACGTTCAATTTAAACGTAGTCTATCTGTCGCAGAATCAAAAAAGAACAAATTAGCATACGTTAAACGCAAGTACTACCGCGGTGAAATGACACTTGATGAATTGACGAAACGTGAATGGTTGCAGTATCAAGGCTTGAAGCCATCGTCATCTGAGCTGAATCAATTACTTGAATTTGATCACGATATGATCGACTTCACACATCTTATAAGTGAATTGAAGACATCCGTTTCTTGTATGGAATATATCATGGCACAACTAAAGGGCCGAGAATTCTCAATGAAAGCGGCTATGGATTTCCAGAGATTTTTAGCAGGATCATAATATATGGCTGAAATAACAATAAGCAAGAAAAACGAATCGTTTATTAATATTGACTGTGAAGTTGGTATTCTTTATGAGATAAAAGAACATTTCACATTCTTCGTGGAAGGTTACAAACACATGCCAAAGTTCAAGGCTGGTATTTGGGATGGTCGTGTTTCTCTGTTGGATATCCGGTTTGGTACTCTACCACTTGGGCTAACTAACGAGCTACTTGACGTGGCCGGTCGTTTGGGTTATGAAGTTTCAGTAGATCGCAATAACTATGGTGCTCCAGGAGACAAAGAGGTTGTGTTGTACGAGGAGGTAGAAAAGTGGATAAATGGGTTAAATTTGTCTAGTAAAAACAAGCCGTTACAAATACGCCAACATCAAGTTGACTCAATCTTCAACTGTATCAGAAACAAGCGGTTAATATCGATCACACCTACAGGTGGTGGTAAAAGTTTAATCGCTTATTGCTTGTTCAGGTGGTATGTGGATCATGGTGCTGAACATGTTATGTTGGTTGTCCCTAACTTGGGCCTGATCAAACAAATGTATTCCGACTTTCTTGATTACAGCGGATTGAACGGCTTTGATATGGTTGGTTCTACGCAGGTGATTGCAGAAGGATCTGGTAAGATTATCAACAAGCCATTTGTTTTATGCACATGGCAGAGTGTGTTCAAGCAAACGTCAGCGTGGTTTGGTTCTGTAGATGTGTTGATTGCAGATGAAGCTCACCAGTATAAAGCCGAGGCCATTAGAAACATCTTTGATCGTGCAACGGAAACCAAATATAAATTTGGATTAACAGGTTCGCTTGACAAATCTGTTGTGAATAAACTTGTTCTTAAAGGTCTCATAGGAGACATTTCACGGGTTAAGAGTACACGAGATTTAATCGAAGATGGACACTTGAGTGAGATTGCTATAAAATGTATTGTGTTGAAATATAGCGGAGAGACATCAACACTGTCGAAGAAGTTTGATTATCAGAAAGAACTTGACTTTTTATTCCAGCACAGCGCAAGGAATAAATTCATACGAAACCTAGCATTGTCATTAAAAGGCAATACATTAATATTGTTCGGTCGTGTTGAAACCCATGGAGAACCTTTGTATGAAGACATCAAATCAAAAGCCACTAACCAACATGTTCATTTCGTTTCAGGGAAAGTCGAAGCAGATGACAGAGAGCGAATTAGAAAATTGGTTCAGGAATCCGATGAATCGCACATTATCGTCGGGAGCTTTGGAACAGTCTCAACAGGTGTCAACATCCCCAGGCTTCACAACATCATATTCGCTGCGCCCTCGAAATCTATAATCCGGGTCATGCAAAGTATCGGTCGTGGGTTAAGAAAGGCTGATGATAAGACGCATATGACGTTGTACGATATTTCAGATGCCCTTCGCAGATCCAAAACTAAACCAAATTACACGATGGGTCATTTTGTCGAACGTTTGAAGTTATATGTAGAAGAAGGGCACCCTTATAAAATTGTGGAAATTGGAATCGAAAATGCTGAAAAAAAATGAAAACAACGAACTGGCGGTAATCAAAACCTCGCTCGACGAACTTGTTCTTGCTGAGATATATAAGAAGGACGATAAAGCGTTTATTTTGGTTAACCCTTTTATTCTTATAATGGAATCTGATCATAGTTCTGGTCTTCCGTTTCTTTTCGGAACTGATCAAACCAGTTTTGAAGTTGACCGTTCATATGTGATAGCTTTTGCACCAGCTGACAAATTTATGTCCAGATTCTATGGTTCGTTGATGTGGAAAATGGAATATAAGAATTTCGCGCATGAAATTCAAGACCAGCAATTTGACAGTCAAGAAGCCTTTGACAATCATATAGAAAACGTGTTATCATCAATAAAGACACAAATTATTAATAAGTTTGGTATGCTTGAGGGAGCTGCTTCTTCAGATGAAGATGAGGACAGTCCAGTGCAAGATATTACAGATAGGGTACTTCATTGATGACAGAATTTAAAGAGCGATATTACGTAAGTAACAAAGCATTGTTCGCAGAATACGTAGATTGGTATGCGGCTATTGATGTAGCTAAAGAAGAAGGTATTGAGGAACCACAAGTTCCATCTTTCATCGTTGACGCGATGATGAAGATTTCTAGCCGTCTCTCATACAAACCAAATTTCATCAATTATTCTTTTAGAGATGATATGGTGGGTGATGCGTTGTACGATTGTATTAGGTTTGCTAAAAAATTCAATCCAGAAAAAGGCAGCAACCCTTTCAGTTATATAACCACCATTTGCTTCAATGCATTCCTTCGTAGAATTGACAAAGAGAAAAAGCAAACATACGTTAGAGGTCGCATTGTAGCAAACTCCGTAGGGGGCGATTTCTTTGAGGGACACTGCAATCAGGATGACATCGAGTTCTCTAATCAGTATATCGACTTTCTTAGGGAGGTTGGTTATTCTGAAGACGCAGTTCCAATGAGTATCAGACGGAATCAACTGAAAAAAAGACAACTTGCAGATGGCGGCCAAGAGGAAATCCCTTCACCTGGTCCTTTTGATAGTTTTTGCTAACTATGAGTGACAAGTTCGTAATACTAGGTGACATTCATATCGGGTCGAGGAATGCTTCCCTCATCCTTTGTGAATATCAAATAAAATTCTTTGAGGAAGTGATGTTCCCATATTTGGAGAAAAACAAGATAAAGACCATTCTTCAATTGGGCGACCTCTTCGATTCTCGTAAATTCTCAAACCACACCATCCTCCATATATGGAAGAAGCGGGTGTTTGATGTTATGGCTGCAAATGGTATCAGAATGATTACGATATTGGGTAATCACGATATCGTTTCTCGCAATACACTTGAGGTGAATTCCACAACGTTGTTTTTATCGGATTACGATAACATTGATATTATCAACTCACCTGCCGATTATAACATAAATGGTATCAACTTTTTACTTATCCCTTGGATTTGTATGGAGAACCAAGCACTAGTCGCTGAGAAGCTTGAGTCCACTGATTCTATATTCTGTGCGGGACATTTTGAGTTCAGTGGGTTTGAAATGCAACGAGGCATCCCAGCACACGGCGTTATGGACATCGATGGCTATTCAGGTTTTGATTGTGTATTTTCAGGTCATTATCACACTCGCAGCAAACGTAAGAATATCCAATACGTAGGAACCCCATTTGAGCAAACATGGTCAGATTATGCAGATCAAAAAGGTTTTCATGTGTTTGATGTGGCAACTCATAAAACAACGTTTATTAAAAATCCAAATACGTTGTTCTTCAAATGTGAGTATGACGATGACAACGGTGCCGACCCTGTTCAACCCAAGAATGTAAAAGGGGCATATGTCAAGGTTATGGTTTTAAGTAAGACAGACCCGTATAAGTTTGAGAAGTTTATAACAAATATCATATCACAAGACCCGGCCGATTTAAAGATAACAGAAATTGAAATTGACTTTGAAGCGGTTGACGTGGAAGATGAATTGAAACTTGAAGATACTGCTACGATGATGTCTAAGTTTGTTGACCAATGTGAAACTTCCTTGAACCGGGATAAGCTGAAGATGCATTTAACCAGGTTTTATGCAACTGCATTAGAGAGGTGTGATTAGTGAGTAAGATTATATTTAAGAACGTTACGTACCGTAATTTCAGATCAGTTGGCAACGTCCCTATCTCGATTGACTTGAACAAGCACAAAACAACACTTATATCAGGTAAGAATGGCGCTGGAAAAACAACTGTTCTTTCTGCCATTTGTTTTGGATTGTTTGGTCGTGGTCATGGAAACATCAATAAACCAGCACTCATAAACAGCATCAACCAAAAGCAACTGGTTGTTGAATTGACGTTTACAATTGGTAAAAAGAATTACAAGATCATCAGAGGTATGAAACCAAATATCTTTGAGATTTATGAGAACGACAAACTCGTAAACCAAGATCCGTCAGTTCGCGATTATCAAAAAATCCTTGAACAGAAGATTCTTAAATTCAATTATCGTGCGTTCACACAGGTCATTGCTGTAGGTGGCGGAAGTGATTACACATCCTTCATGCGTCTGTCAACCAAAGATCGTCGAGAGTTTGTTGAAGATTTGATGGACATTCGTGTATTCTCTGTTATGAACTCGGTTGTCAAAGAGGACAACAAGTTAACCAAAGAAGAACTACATGACATAATTGCTTTATTAGCATCGGTCAAAGAAAAGACTGCGTTACAAGAGTCGTTCATTAAGAAACTCAAGAAAGAGAAACAAACCTCAGCAGATAAAGTTATTAACGCGCTCTCTCAACTCCAAGAGAAGAACAGAGAATTGAACGAGCAATTAGAAGAATTGATGTTGTCGTTTGCTGCATGTGAGATCAAAGTTAAAGAACATACAGCGTTAGACAAGTCGTTATCAGAAATACGAGTTATTAATAAGCAAATGAAATTCCAATTGGATAAAAAGAAAGAGAAACAATCTTTCTATGAATCATTGGATGTGTGCCCTACATGTTCGCAACATGTTTCAGATGAACATAAAGATGTCATCGTATCAGAGTTCACAGGTGAAATAACGTCATTGTTGGGCGCAATGACCACACAGGATACCGAAGAACAGAAATTGCGTGACCTGATCGACTCGTATACTATTTCGTTGGATTTATATTCAGAGATTCAGCGGAAGATTTCTGAGATTGGTCAGGAGATCTTCAGCAACACCATGTTAGTTAGAAGTGCTAACAACCAATTGAGTGATATGGAAAGCAACACTTCCAACATCGATGACGAGATTCTTAAACTCAAGGACTTCGCTAAAGAGTACCTCGCATGTGATGATAAGAAGAAAGAGTTGCTGACGACTCTGCAATACCAGGACTACATTCAACAAATTCTTTCTGATACAGGTATCAAATCCAAGATCATTAAACAATATATCCCCACGATTAATAGACTCATTAATAAGTTTTTGTCCGAGTTGGATTTCTTCTGCAATTTCTTTTTGGACGAATCATTTACGGAGACTATTAAATCTCGTCACCGTGATACGTTCACATACGACCATTTCAGTGAAGGACAGAAAAGACGTATTGACTTAGCTGTTCTGCTAACATGGATGGAAATTGCCAAGGCTAAAAATTCGATTAACACCAATATAAGTTTCTTTGACGAGATGGATGCACCGTTAGATGCCAGTGGTGCGGATCTGTTCCTGAACACTATCAAGAGTAGTACGAGTGATAATATTTTCCTGATATCACATAAAGCGGACCTACTCATTGATAAGTGTGACAATTCGATCAGTTTTGATATCGTCAACAACTTTACTGAGATTGTAACTGCTTAATTTTATAGGTAATTTGCAATTCCGACCAGGA